TGATAACCAAAGGGGCTGTTTGCATTGAAGGTAATCCAACTGTTATGACACCTGTACTTCCTACTACAGAGAATGGACTTGTTCCTGTTTCTGAAAGTAAATCTGATGACGTAGCGAGACGTAGCGTACCACCACTATTCTCAAGGAACCAGTGTTTGTTGTTTGTAGAAGCATCAGTATCAGTAATATAGATTTCTGGCTCAGTTGAAGCTACTTGTAACTCAGAGACTGGTGTTGTAGTACCGATACCTAGACCTACTGTAGTAAATCTACCTATTTCATTTGTAGTAGCAGTACCACCAACAACAAAGTTGATACCTCGAAGTGATGATGAGTTAGTTGAAGTTGATGAGAACAAAGATACTAGACCGTCTGTATTTTGTATACCAAGTTGGTTAGGAAAAGCTTGAGCCGTACCGAATGTAGTATCGTTATATGTACTTGAGTTTAAGTAAAGAGCGGCGTAATGAGTTACTGATGAATCTGCCAAGTCGTTATTCAAGAAGAAGTCCGAATATGCTGTGTTAGCGTTACTTCTGTTACCGACACCAATTTCTACGTTCGCTGAACTATTACCCCAACATTCAAACTTTACACTTGGTAATGAGTATAGAGGTGCTGCATCTCCACAAAGTGTATATCCACGAAGTACTGCATTACCATTTACTGACAGAGGATAGTAGGGTGACGTAGTTGCAATACCTACGTTACCATTACCGTCCACCATAAATAGTGTACTTGTTGATACAGCCGCTGAAGACGAAGCTATCATGAACAATGGGTTTGATGTGGCAGCATTTGCACTTGTGACAGTGAAGTTAGCCCAAGGTGATGTAGTAGCTACACCAATTTTACCGTCATTCTTAATCACGAATCTCTCACGTCGAGTTGAACCACTAGACCCTGTTACGAATGAAAGTCGAGCAGGAACTACACCTGATGATACAGTACCGTCTACGAAACCTTCTACGAGAGCAGGGAGTTGTGCTGCGGAAACACCGTCGTATCCTTTGAATCCAACGAAGCCGAGAGAATCGTCAAGTGATACAGCTGTAGGGGCTGCGATAGTACCTCGTGAACGTATGAATGATACACCTGAACGTCCTGTAACATCTGCGGCAGTAGCGAGGGAAACTTCTGAACCTGCGTTTGCGGCCTGTAGGTTTCCTTTAATCTGAGCACCTGCGGCATGAAGTGATGATGTTGTAGTACCGATTACAATAGTAGACGTAGCGAACAAGTTAGTACCCACTAAATCACCTGTAAGTGAGAGTTGTTTATATGGTGAAGTAGTACCTATACCAACATCTCCTCCATTAGGGTTAAGAAGAAGGTCGTAGTTTGTAGCTAGGTTTGCTGTATCAGTTGATTGTATCCAACCAGCACCAGTTGAGTTGAATGAACCAATATCAACCGTTGATGTAAGAAGATTTGTAGTACCCGAAGTGATACGAGCTATACCAGTTTGTGCTATACCACTTGAGGCTGGTAATGAGCTTGGGCCAGCTACGACGAGTTTAAGAGATTGTGAAGTTGTAGTACCAAGGACAACTGATGTTCCTGTAGTTGGTGCAAAGAATGAGTTACCACTTACACTTGTTCCTGTTGAAGAAGCGTAGGGAAATGTGTTTACAGCTGTTGTTGTAGCAGTGAAGTTTGCTCCGACGACTTGGCCGACGACTGATAGACGTGCATATGGAGATGTTGTACCTATTCCAACGTATCCTAGTGCATTGATAATCATTCGCTGTACCGCACCAGTGTGGAATGACAAGATATCAGGCCCGTCAAAATGAATACCAGTATCATCGTCCCAGCCAACTATTTGAGGTGAGTTTCCTGTCTTTGTCATCTGTAACTTACCTGCGAAAGTTGAAGTTGCTGTTGTTGAGGTAGCAGCATAGTATGTTGCCTTTATGTAATCACTCTTAATAAGAGGCTCTATATGGTCTGTAATTCTATCTACAGACGACGGTGAAGCGAACACCAATGTCGGGAGTAGAAAAACAAGTAATGCTATTGTGTATATAAATTTATTCATGTTTTTAACGATAACCTGCTAAATACTGCGGTGGATTGTCAAACGTAATTGTTCCTGCACCTGAGTTATATGAATACCCTGTTTCATTAAATAGAATTAGGCCGTCATTATTTACTTCTGTTGGCTCTGATGTAACCGAGAAAGTTGTTGTCGAACCGTCTATTGTAAATCCTGTCCATGCACCTACACCTCCTCCACCAGCCTCAAGTGCCACAACTCTATCGGTGAGTCGTTTTATTTCAGTCTTTGACACACCAATACGAACGTCGAAGTCTTTAGGTAGACCCATTGTGAAGTCAACCTTTCTTTTTAGTTCAGTCCAACCAACAAGTACTTCGGGCTTAATAACCTCATGAAGTGTGTTTACCTTGTCTGCGATAATCTGTGGAGAATCTGGTAATGGGATAGTTACAAGTTTATTCTCGATGTCACTTATCTTTGTAGATATATCAGTAAGGTCTGGTAGTTCTGGTATGAGCTTTTCAATTCTGTCTATCTCATAGTTAAGCTGTTCTGCGAGACTTCGATTATCTGCTAAAGATGATTTACGAGAATCATTTATCAATCTCTGTAAATTTAGTTCGCTCTCTCTTAGGTTAAAAGAAATATCTTCTATTTTATTATCAACGTCTGTCTTCTGCTCTGATATTTGTCTATCAAGACCAGTCTTTATTTCATCTATTACCTTAAGTAATAGTTTGAGTATTTCATCAAACTCATTAGCATTATCAGTATCAAGAAGTGTTATGAGTCTATCTATTTTTTGTAGTTTATCCATATTATTTCTTGATTACAGACTGAAGAGTCTTTGATTTAGGTACAAACTCAGTAGATGTTGTCTTCTCCAATTGGTCGAATATATTTTTTACTGCTCGATTAGGATCGTTGATAAACTTGATATACTCTTTAATTCCTCTCTCTACAGCACCCTTAGTAAACATAGCAGGATTAAGAGACAAAATACCTCCAACCATTTGTCCACCTGTAAATATATCGGTATAGTCAAGAAGTCCTTTTGTATTTTTTCTGCCTTCTCGCATTGCTGCACGAGTTACGTCATTTTCAATTGCTTTTAGAGCACCATATTGTTTCTTAAGTGCTTGGTATTCTTTTCCTGTTGCTGTTTCGATAGTCTTATCAAGAGCCTGTCTAAAGTTGTTTGCGATACCAGCGTCAATGGCCACCTTAGTAGCAGCGTCATACGTTGGATTTCTATAGAAAGCCTGTAGGTTATTATTTAGATTTTGTATTACAGCTTGTGTTGTTTCTGGGTCTAAACTACCGAAACCTCTTAGTCTCTCTGACCAGTCGTTTGCATACTTAATGAGCTCTGGATTTGTTATCTGTAATGCTTTGTTTTTTGCAACCTGTTCAACCTCGTTAGCTATTTGTTGTGCGTCGATAAAGGCTCCTTCTTTTCCAGCCTGCTTTGCAAGACTATCGTATTGAGAGAATACTGTTTTCTTTGTCTGGTCAACAGCTTGAGCCAATTCATTGATACTTTGTGGAGAACGTCCAACTACAAGTTCCCCAGTCATATCTTCTATGTTTAAAGTATCTTTATTTCTCTGGATAGTCTTAAGTGCCTCAAGTGTATCATTCTCGTATTTTTCTCCTAGGGCAAGTGTCTTTTTTGATGTTGGTTTAATGCTCTTTTGAAAGAGAGACTGTACTTTAGATTGTACTGCTTCTTCTGAAGGATTAAGAACATTCTTTAACCCCTGAGCGACATCTTGACCAATTAACTTTGTTTCAGTACCAACAGCTTTTGCACCGACTTCTAATGGTTTTTCTACAGCCTTACCACCACCTAATGTAGCGATATTCACGATAGCTTCGATATCTTTTGTTGCCTCTGGATATTTCTTTGTTATTTCTTGTGTTTTACTAACCAAATCTGAAACACCAGGGAGTTTTGATACGCCTAGTCCTATCTTTTCAAGCGTCGGTTTAACTATAGGAGCTTCAAGTATAGGACTAAATGCTGCACCAGCAATATTTCCAGCAGTTCGTAGACCTGAACGTAATAATCCTGCTGTTGCTTGAATATCTCCTGCAAAAGTACCCTTCTGTGTACCAGTTTGATATTCTTGTGCTCCTTGCTGTATTTCACTCTTTATATTCTGTCCAGCTTCTCCAAAACTTTCTGCAACACGACTAAAATATCCTGCCTCTTCTGCTGGTTGAGCTAACGGGGCAACAGGCTGTTTGGGTGCTGTTTGTCGATAACGTAAAACTGCCTGTTTGATGAAATCATCAGATTTTCCTTGTTTTCGTCCCTCTATTACTATTTGTCGTTCTTTTTCTCTGTCCATGGTTAGAAAGAATTAAGGAATTTATCAATATCATCTCCTCCAGATTTTGAAGTAGTATCTGTTGTTTTTTTTACTGGAGTGAATGCGCCTAATTGACCGAGTATAGTATCTTGTAACTTAACACCGTTTAATTCAAGCTCTCTTGTCTTAGCTGCAACATAAGGGTCTTTTAAGAGTGCCTTAACCTGTGCATCGTATAGTTTCTCAACAGTTTCTCTCATCTGTTTTCGGAGTTCTGGCGACAATTGCTCTCCTGTTTCTAACTTAGTTATCTTTGTCTTGAGATTATTACTAAGTGATTGTGAACTTTGAATCAACTTGACATCTTGGTCTCGTGTAACAGCACCCTCGTCAATAACCTTTTGGAATTGGTTAATAGCTGCTATATCACTAGCACCTGTACCAAGAGATAACGAAGCAACTACATTGTTACCGAACGTTTGCATACTATTTGTCTTCTTGTAAGTATCATTATTAGGAACGTCCTGATTAACCTTAGTTATATACGTCAATTGCTTAGGAGTATAATTTACAACTGTTGTCTTTGTACCGTCAGGATTGACAACCTCTCTAACAGGAGTATTCATATCTATTTCATTCTGAAGTTTTGCCCTCTGGAGTTTATCAGTTGCAAGTTGTGATAACTTAATATCTCTAGTTAGCATATCTATTCCATATTGTCCTGCTGCGTTGATTGCCTCTTCTGGTGTTTTAGCTGCTTGAATAGCTTGAAGTACAGCAACAGGGGCTTTCTGTTCATTAGCCGATTTAAGAAGTTCAATACGCGTAGTATTAAGATTCTTCTCCTTTGTTTCTTTTTCTTTGACAAGACGTTCACGTTCAGATTGTTGAGCTTCGAATTGTCGTTGTTCTGATTTAGTGTACTGGTCTTTATCTCTCTCGTATTGAAAACGTAGAGCCTCGACAGCATTCTTATCCTTCTCAAGTGCTGCGTCTACCTTTCTGTCTGCTATCTCTTTTGCAAGAGCATAGTTATTTTGTTTAGCAAGTTGAATAACCGCGAGATCTGCACGTCGTTCAAGGTATTGTTTATTGATAACGCTTTTAGTAGCTTCGAGACCACCTGAAGTACCTTTAAATGTCTTTTCTAATTCCTGTAGTTGTCGTCGGTTTGCTACTTCCTCTTGTATAGCAAGGTTATTTATATCATTGAGTTCTTTTTTAGCAGTATCAACACCCTCTTGAGTATATGCTGTATCAGTTTCTGCAACTTTCGTTTTTCGTCCTAAAAGTCTATCAACAAGTGAAGTTGCCGCTGTATCAACCTTTGCCTTTGTAGCTTCGAGTGCCTGATTGTTTACAACACTATCCGCATATGCCTTTGCCTGAGCTTCGAGAGTTGACGCTAGACCAATACCTTTTGTTTCTGGTGCTGGCTGTGCTGGTTGCATTGGAGTAACGTTTGCTATACTTTCTGCATTAAGAGTTGTTTGCACTGGCATTACTCCTGACTGTGCTTGTTTAAATTCTGTAGAACCTACTTGTGGTAGGGCTTCTCCTGGCTGATACGTTACTTTGTTGTTGGTTAAAACTGGCATATATTTATAATTATAACATTATTCTAGCGGTGTTTGTTCTGTATTGATTAAACTCAACTCATAAATCTCATCATCTCCAGCGAATTGCATACAACATTTAATCTGGATTCTCTCTGATGACTTACCTATTCCGAAGTATGTCGATTCTGTAAGTTGGTCGTCTACAACAGTGGTAATTTTATTCCAACTTTGGAATCGTGCTTTTCCTGTACCAGTAGCATTAGTATATGTTTCATCTACTGTTACCGTGTATGTACCAGCATTATTCACAATACTTGTAATATGGGAACATTTACCAGCTCCCGTTCCTTGTACAATTTCTACTTCTCCACCAGTACCACTTGTCCAGTAGCTAGATACATTAGTTGTAGTCGTAAACGTAGTTGTCGAAGTCCATGTGATTGTTACGTCACTTGAAGGTGCGGCCTCACGAATACGATATTTAAGCCATATTCTATCGGCACTATCTAATAATTGACGATACTTAATTACAATTTTCTGCCATTCGTCTTGAATATTCTGAGATAGAATCCAATTAGTAACAAAATATCCATATTTCTGAAGTGTGTTATTAGAATCATCATAGAATATTGCACTATTTGTTGAAGTTGCATTTGTGTAATAAGTATATCCAGCCGCAAGAGTACCGTTTCGTGTACCTGAAGTACTATAAATATTCATGTTAGCTAAAGCTCCAACTCGTGAAATTCGTGTCTGTCCATAATCTGAGATAGTTGAAGATGTTGTATATGAAGGTGAGCCAACATGAACACAACCACCTTTACCGTCAAACTCATAAATACCAGCTTGAAAGTTCTCATTATATGTACCGTCTGAGTTTAGGTTATTGACATTTGCAAGAATAGTTCCATTTTTTGTAAAAGCAAGACCATTAGGGTGAATGAATCGTTCTGTTGTACTTGCTGAAGCCCCTGTAAGTAATGAAGTCTTGATAGGCAATCGTCCTATTTCTGAGAATCCTACACCATTAAATTTCAATAAAACTCCGTTTGAATCCATTGCATATGGGACATCACGTTCTGTGTCTATGAGTAGAGCCAAACAACCCTGAGCAGCTAATTTATACTCATGCTGAACATCTTGACTTAATCCGTCCCACGCAAGTATTTTTCCATTACCACCGTGATTACTTCTATCCATTGTACCTATCCATATAATCCCTGAAGTTGATTTCATTGATGTAATGGTGAACTCTGACGCGTGTCCTAACTCGAGAGCATATGGGTTTCCAGGGTCTGCCGTTGCCCAAGATGTGTCAATTGAGATAATCTGATTTATACCGTTTGAATAATAAAGTCTATCGAGATAACTAAAGTAACAAAGTATATGAGGGTTTCCTGATGATAGGACGTCTCGTGAAGTCCATGCACCTGTTCCTGTTCCGTTGGCTGCCTTACTATAAAGAGCATTGGTGATACTTACACATAGTGTTGAGTTGAACAACTCCATATCTGATTCGTCTTTTGTAAAAGTTGTAGGAACTCCCGACGAAGCGTCTTCTGTGAAAGCTGTCGATATATCACCTGTATTCTTAAAGATACTTGTATCACAAATAGCCCAAATTCTATTATCGAAATATTTAAAAGCGACTGGCAACCCAAGTTGAGCGTCGTCTGTTGTAGATGTATTTATTTTGAAACGTGGAGATGTACGAATTACCCCTAAGTTACTTTGTAAGTCAAGATTGTATGAACTCCAAAGTTGACCAAGTACTTTACTTCGGTTTGTTTGTAATAATTGCTTTGTTTCTCTAGGTGGTATATGTATCATGGTAGTTCAGAAAATGTATAAAGTGCAATATATAAGTTTGACTGGTCTGAAAGTTTCTTCCACTTCACTGGATATGCTGGGACTATTATGTCTTCTGCCCCTCCAGTTAGAGATATAGTTCTTCGAAAACCTGTGTTTGTTGTCATTTCTATTGAAGTACTCTCAGTATCAAATGTTTTAACAAAACCTCGACCAAACAGCGCTGTGTCTATTTCTAGTGGGATAGTTGAAGAAGCCTTGAGAAGATTTAGCTCTCGTTTAAGTTCTTGTATTTCTTTTTTCAACATTTCTATATCGTTCATATGTTTATGATACTCCCAAGAGTGTTAGCCTACTCGCTACAGTAGTTGATAATTCTCGTACCTCAAGGATAGAAGAACCCCATATAATTGACCCTGTAATTGACCAACTTGATGTATATGAACCTGTTGAAGTTGTTGTTTGTGTACTACCTAAGTTCGCAACACCTCCTGAAACGTGAGTTCTTTGATAACGTGATGTTTGGTTAGTTCCAGTTGCTGAAGGACTTTGTGCTGCCACTGTATCGTTGATAAATACTGTATTAACAAGCATTGAGTTAGCAAAAGAAGTTGTGACTGATACTGAAGGTGTTGTACTGGTACCGTTAGCATTAGCACTAGCTCCGACTGGTGAACCCACATTTGTACCTGTCATTGAAATTGAACCACCATAATTTCGACAGCTTGCACTACCTGTTGTTACCACGTTATTCGCTCCAGTAGCAGGGTTAGCAAGGTAGAATATATACATATTCGTATTACCGATAGCTGTATTAGTCACTCCAGTAGACATTGATACTGAGTTATACGTTGCTGAACCTGTTGGTGTTGGTGCCTGTGTAAATACTGCACCTGTTGTGAGAGTTAGGTTAGAACCTGTACATGTATGTGAGTATGTGTTTGTAACAGCAATACCACCGTCGGCACTACTTACAGCGTCGAAAGCAATTGCTAATTTATATGGAAAAACATTAGGAATATTAAACCCCTCTACTGATTGCAATACTGGAATCTTTACTAGAGAAACTTTAGGTAGTTTAAACTCTCGTATCTTAGTCTCAAGTAATGCACACATACTTTCAAACGTATGACATAGATAGAGTGTACCACCTTCATATGAATATGAGCTTAGTTCAACTCGTACACCAACCTTTCTCCAAAAGATAGACTCATATAGTCTAAATATATTATGAGTAATAGAATTAGACGACCATAGTATTTCTGGCTTATAGCGGGCTTTTCCCGTAACAAACGCTAAAATGTTTGGTAGTATACTATCCATTAAATTTTGCTTTTAAAACCAGCCGCTGAACAGTAGACCGTTGTTGTAGCTGCTGAGGGGTCAAAGTTCCATGCTGTAGCTGCTGTCCCTGCTAGTGGTGAAGCAAAGTGATGTGTCACACCACCGTTTGCTGGTACTGGGAATGTCCACTTTACTGTAGTACCGTCTTTGAGTTCTACATAGATATTACTTGAAGAAGTATTAGATAATGTTACGTCGGTAATATATGTCTTTACACCTGCACCTGATGAAGCGATAACTTGAGTACTTGAACCGTCAGTGTTTGAAGCATTACCTGATACCAAGTCTCCTAATGTGTAGTTATTTCGTACAATTAATGCACCGTCGAGGTCAGAAGTACCGTCATTTCTATCAAGTGAAGCTACGAGCGTAACTCCTGAGAGTGCTGAAACTGCCTTTGAACCTACTTTTATTGGTGCACCTGAATCCGCAGCGTCATGTGCTACGTTTCCAACTGGTGTATTAGTTGCGATAGATACTGGTAGAGTTGTAATAGCTGCACCCGTAGAGTCATTAAGAGATACGCGCTGTAATTCTTTTGTTGTTGATTCGGTAAAAGAATATGTTGCTATATTTTTTCCGCTTCCTTCTGTTACTGAAATTTGTGAGTTTGCCATATATTAATTTTTAGTTTGATTTGTATAAGTTGGACGTGACCCTGCTACAAGTATCTCACCACCTGAATAGGTAAAAGCCCCAAAACCGTAATATAAACCCGCTGTAGCAGTAGTCGCTCCGACAAGACTTACATCTTGATTAGAGTAAGAAGATGTATTCTTAGATACATTCGAGTACGAGGAACTATTCTTACTTTGATTAGTAAATGTGGCCATTAGTTAAAATTATCTCTACGTCCCTTACTTGTTATACGAATACGCTCATCTTTGTTTCTAAGTGTATAGTCCTCTATAAGAGCCTCTTCTGCCTGTGTAGCGAGTTCTGATATACCCTTAGCTACTTTCATACTCTTTGAAATTGCGTAGTCCCTTGAGGCAATTAGGGCCACTAGACGGTGATATAGAGAGTTAAATCCTGGAACCTTTGTAGTATCAGTGTATACAAAGTATGAAGGTGGGCGCTGAAATCGAACCTTAAGACCTCCTGAAGCTGTAACGTCTGCTGCAAGTGGAGGTGGGTATAGGAAAATAGAGTTACCAAGTTTATCATAATACTGTGGTTTCCCTGGTGTACTTAGAAAGTTAGTAACAGAGTTATCCATAATATCAACTTGGTCAATTGGTGTGAGACCATAGAAATCTCCGTCAGAGTTCTTTACTTCTACACCAAGAATCTTAAGGTGTGTAACGTCGAGAGCATAGTCTTGCTGTTCTGAACCAGCCGTAGTAACTAGCGAAGTAGTCCCAATAGGGAAATCAGTATTGTTGTTATCATCAAACTGCCAGCGGCCGTCTGATTTTAGTATAAGAGAAGTAACACGATTAAGAGCTTCATTGATAAGACGTGTGAACTGGTAAAGTCTATCTGAGTTAGATGAGATATCACCATAGTTTCCGAATACAAGGTCTTCACATTCTTGTATTAATCCATTCTTTGTAGATGTATCTGAAAATTGCATTGACATACACAAAGAATACTCTCATATCAAATTATGAGCATATATATGACCACCACTAAATATTATATAGCTCTACAAAGCCAGTATTTCGTCAATAATCTGCGACATATTGCTTCCATTGTATTGCCATGTTTCCTCAATATGTTTACGAGCATTCTCTGCTAGAGTAATTCTTTTTTGTTTATCGAGTACAAGAGTTTCAAGAGCATTAAACCATTCTGAAGGTTTTACAAGTAATCCTGTTTTGTTATGTTCGACAACTCTTTTACCTTTAATATCCATAAAATATGGGTACACGCGCGAACATATAACAGGCGTGTTAATCGAAGACATCTCAAGAAACTTAATATGTGACTTACAGCGTGTAAACTTATTATCAACCAAAGGGCATACCGCAATATCCCACTTTAATTTAGATAGCATTTCGGGGTATTCTTTGAACGTCCATGTAGCAGGTAATAGGTCACATCTATTCATTTCATGCGAAGAGAAGTCTTTGAACATGTGCAAATCTTTTGAACTGATTGACCCTATACTTTCAAAATATACAGTTTTATACTTACGCATAATCTTAAGTAAATTAGGCATAAACATAGCAAGGTCGTCTTGGTGAGAGTTAGAGCCTGCGTATCCTATTACTATTTTGTCAGTGTTCTTTGGTGTGAAAGGGAAATTCCATTCAGTAATATCATTCATGTTAGGTAATACCACGATATTCTTATCGAGCTTTTGTACTTCTTTGAAATGTTTGCGGAATCTCTGTTTGAGAGGTTCTGTCGAAGTAACAATCACATCTGCAAACGATAGAATCGTTGTCATGAATGCCTTGTCACGTTTACCACCTTTGAGTTTGTCGTAGAGTGGGTGACTTTCGAGTACATCTAAGAAGTTATCATCTACATCAATGACTACTTTCTTCTTATATTTATCACGCATATAAAACATTGCTGACGCTTCTTTTGGATCACTAAAATACGAACACCAAAATACATCATACTCTTTAAAGATACGCTCCCAGCGCTCTTCTGGTGTTTCTCCTTTTTTTGTGAGTTCTTGTCCAACTACTGTGACTTCATGGCCTTTGACCTGTTGAGAAGGCTTGATAATACGGTAATAGCCCACGCCCCCATATGTGTTTTGTTCTCTACGGATTATATTAGCTCCCCAGTCTGAAAAGTAAAATAATATCTTCATTGTTTCATGTTTAATATAGACATTCTTTCTCTTGCCTTCTCTAATCTTCCGTCTTTTGTCATGTGACATTTTCTACACAACCATTCATAATCATTTACATCTCTTTTATATTCTTGACTTATATTAGCTAAATCGCATGGAGGCTTTATTCCACATTCTTCACAGACAGTTGGTTTATACTTTCTTCTCCTAATCCAAACATGTATTGCGTACAGAGAGGCTTTTTCTCCTTTCCAGTTGTGATGATTCCCGTCTCTCGTCTTAAATCTCTTAATGCCAGTTTGTGATTTTCTCATTATCTCACAGTACTCTTCAGACATCTTTTTATTCTTGTTCCATGGAATATAGCCAATCTTTTTTATCCTCATTTTGAGTCGTGTTTCTTCAGAATGTTTCCTTCCAGTCATTCCAATTCCCTTCTTACCTAGCTTAGCAAGTCTCAATTTCTCTCTATGTTCTTTAGATAACTTTTTACCCTTCCAAAAAGAAATATGACTATACTTTGATTTAACCATGGCTATATTATACCACGCTGTATATTTTCAGGCGAATTCCAATTACCCTGTGTATGTTTGTGGTGTTGTATTGCTACGATACCTCCCAAAGACGCAAAACCGTCCATTTGTACCCACACCTCGGGTAAGATATTTATATTTACTGCTGCCTTATCAATAGCAGGCATGAGAGATATTTGGTCACGACAAGAAAAACGACAATAATCTGCCCACCATGCTTCATTCATTGCGCGAGTCTTCTCATTATTACGTCGAATAATAAAGAACCCTGAACATAGTCCTTTATGTTTGCCATACTCTGAATCCTCGTAGTGTTTTGCTTGTTCTATGATAATCTCTGGATCATCAAGCCTTAGTTTTGCACACGTCATAGCTTCGTCGTAAATACAATCTCGTGAGCCGTGCTGAAACATAACCATATCGTAATCCTGTAAGTATGTATTTACAATTTCTTCTGGAGATACTAGAAATCGCATATTACCGTCTGCCCATATCGTAACGTCTGCGTCAGAATACTTATGTATCATAATCTTATGTATACGAGAGTTTCTTCGAGGGTCTTTGAATTTATCATAAGCTTTCTTAATACTCCAAGTATTCGAGACTGTAGGAACGTCCATAAAAGCTGTGAATGTGGCGTCTCCTTTGACCTGCTCTTCTCTAAGCCAATCCTTATCTCCACAAATACTGGTAATGCATTCTATTTTTAGTTTAGACATTATATTTTATTGATTACCTTACACACCTTTTTTACATCTTTCTCTGTCATATCAAAGTATGTCGGTAGATACAGTATTCGTTTACTCCATTTATATGAGTTAAGTTTATCATATTCTTCTAAGTAATAGGACTGCATTTCCATTGGCTTGAATCCGTATCGAGTCTCTATACCTTCTAGTTTAAGAATATCTCTGATGAGCTGTTGTTTATCTCCACAATCTATGTCATACACCCACACCACCTCTCTTTGGGGCATTTTATACTTTGGATTTATGTATTTATCGTACCAGCGGGCTATCTTTATGCGTTTATCCTTTAGTTCATTGAATCTATCACACTGCCCTAATCCAATAGCAGCCTGTAGGTTTGTCATTCTAAAGTTGTGAGCAATACGGCCATGTATCATGTCACGTTCCTTATTAAAGTAGAGTGATGATAACTTTCGTATTTCGTCGGCAATAACTGTGTCGTTCGTTAAACACATACCACCTTCGCCTGTAGTGATTATCTTATTAGCTTGGAATGAGTAGCAAGTAATATCACCTTTAGGTTTAATTCCATGACCTTCTGCAAAGTCTTCTATAACAAATAGATTATTCTCTCGAGCAAAGTCATATACCTCTTGTGAGCAAGGTCTACCATATATAGGCACTACCATGATAGCCTTTACTCCCTCAATATCCATATCTCTTAGTTTTATATGGTCTATAGTTAAATCATCAAAGCAGTCTACGAAGATAGGTTCTGCTCCAACATTACTTACTCCAAAAGCACACGCGGCCATGGTAAAACTAGGTACGATTACCTTGTCACCTTCACCTATACCAAGAGCTAGTAAAGCAAGTTGTATTGCACTTGTACCACTATTACACGAGATACCGTGTTCACGGTGATTCATAGACGCCCAAGACTTTTCAAAACGTGAAATATACTCGCCTTGAGATACGTCTCCCTTCTCTATGGCGTCGTATAGATACTCACGTTCTACTTCAGTTATGGACGGTGAACCTATTCTCATAGCAATGGCTGTTCTAGTCTAAATACATCTTTTTCATAATCCGCACCCTTTCGTACCCCATAACAAATTGAAATCATCTCAGAGTATTCAAGAGCTTTATATGCGTGTGTGTCATTAGCTTCGTGTAATACATAATCTCCTTCTTTGACAACATCTTGCGTATCATTTTGAGCACATACAAGAGAACCTTTGAGGATAAAGTCCTTTTGAACCGTCTGCTTATGGTAATGATTACCTCGTACAGCTCCCTCTGTGAAAGTTATATGTGTAATTGAATAGTCTGGTGTGACTATTAAATCTGTTATTGTGCCTCGTTCGTCAGTAAAATTTGGTTTCATTATAGTTGTATTACTTCTGGATAAGGGACAGGGATAATCCAAGTTTTAATTTGTGGTACGTTTCTCATAATTTCTTCCTTGAAATTCCAGGCGAGTAGCAAGCCTACCTCTTCACCAGTTAGGTCTTTATCGGACTTAATTTCAAGGTGATTTCCTGGTGTATATCGTCCTTGTTTCAACTTAGATACGTCTGTAACAAAATCAAGTAACTTTCCAACTCCAGTATAATTAAGTAGTGTCATACCCTTAGCTGGAGAAGAGATACCGACAACCTTTTTACCCTGCTTCTTAAAGTCTACAATTATCTTAATAAGATTAAGGCGATTATTCTGAACCTGAGTAGCAAAATCTTTGAGTATAGGTAGTGAGAAGTCTTCACTATTTGCTGTATTTATAACAATAGGCTGTATCTCTCGCTCACCTTTTCGTGCAATATAACATCGGAAACAACCACCATGAATAGGAGTAAAGTCTATGTCGAATATCTCCATACCAAACTTTTCAAGGAATTGAACAAGTGGCTTTACTGCGAGATACGACAAATGTTGGTGGTACACCGTATCATACTCTAATTGCTTAATGAACTCTCCAAGATACGGGGATTCGAATATAAACACTCCACGAGGCTTTAAAAGGTCTTTTACGTCATTAATAACATCATCTAGGTCGTCTATGTGAGCAAAGACATTAGAACCTGTTATGAGGTCAAATTGGCCCTCTAGTGACTCTTTAGAGAATAGACCGCATGTAGTTGGTATACCTCGTGAACGTGCAATCTTTACAATATCTTCACATGGGTCAATTCCATGAACATCAAAGCCTTTTACTTGAAACTTTGAAAGGAGAGTACCGTCGTTTGAGCCAATGTCTAATACACGACCCATTTCCTTATTTGTTTTACTAATTACAGTATCAACAAACTCAGTCCAGTGTTTATCGGCCGTCTTAGTAATAGAAGACTCATATAGGTAATCAGAATCATAAAGAACATCTGGAGATACGGTGAAATCGAGTTGTACAAATTGGCAATTTTGACACTGAACTAATCGAAGAGGATAGGTAGTTTCTGGCAGGTCTTTACTCTTACGAAAATTATCTGAATGAGGGTGATGTCCTAAATCAAGAAACATTACCAATTCATTGCTCTTACATAGTCTACAATTATCTTTTTTCATATTGTGCTTTTACCATTACTTTGGCTAATTTTTCTGCTTTTGTCTTTGCTGTCCAACCTAACACTCTTTTAGCTTTACTTGCGTCTCCACATAACACTGGTACATCTACTGGTCTATCATATTCTTTATCGTGGATAATCTTAATCTTGTGACCGATAGCTTTCTCGACATAACCCACAAAATCTTTAATCGTATGAGTCTCACCAGTTGCCAGTACATAATCATCTGGTTTCTTTTGCTGTAGCATGCGCCACATACCTTCTACATACTCTGGTGCATATCCCCAGTCACGCTTTGCGTCAGTATTACCGAGATTCACTTTACGTTTACCAGCTTCATTCACAATCTTCTTGGTAACAAAGTTATCTCCACGTCGAGGTGACTCATGGTTAAAGAGTATTCCATTAGATATGTGCATACCAAATGCCTCACGATAGTTCTTACATATCTGGAAAGCGTATAGCTTAGCCGTACCATAAGGTGATACAGGATCCTTTTCTGTCGTTTCGTCTTGTCTGGTTTTCTCAAGACCACTAAATAGTTCTGAGGTAGACGCTTGGTATATTCGAACCTTCTTTTCAATTCCAAGTACGCGCACTGCCTCTAATAGATTAAGTACTCCTATTCCAGTGGTTTGAGCTGTGTACCACGGTGTTTCCCATGAGACTTGTACATGAGACTGTGCTGCTAGATTATATATCTCTGTAGGCTTAGATTTCTTAAGTACCCATAGCAAAGAGAATGGATCAGTCATATCTCCGTAATGATAATGTATCTTACCTCTTAAATGGTCTATTCGTTGTTTATTAAACGATGACGAGCGACGTAATAATCCATGTACTTCATAGCCTTTCTTTAATAGAAGTTCTGCTAGGTAACTTCCGTCCTGACCAGTAACTCCAGTTATAAGTGCTATTTTTTTAGACATGATTCAAATACTTTTAAATGATTCTCTGCATACTTAGCCCATGTCCAGTCTTCTACTCGATTAACACTTAGCTTCTTAAATATCTCATTAAGCTCTTCTTGGTTATCGAATGGGTAATCAATACCAATCTCTTTATGAAAGCCTGAATTTGGTGCGATAGTCTTTATACCAGCGTTTGCACTATCGAGTATTCCCATTGAGCCTTCGTCTACTCCAAAGTACAGTGAGTAGTCTGATGATTCGAGTATTTGCTTATGTATATCGTAATTAAAATCTGCGAAGTAGTCTACCTGCAATCCTTCTGCAACCAATGGTGCAAGTATGTCATGCCAACCACTTCCCATGATACGAAAGGCCCACTTGTTATAATCTAATGTCTTTACTAACTCAGTGAACATCTTTTCACGCTTACAGCCGTCTGGATACACGTTAGTGAGAATAGCTACAATCTGATGACGTCGTGTATGACCATCATGTGCTGGCAATACTACGGTAAGTTTTTCTCGTGGTATTCCTTCTTTTACAAGCTGTTCTAACGTCTCAGATGACATACAAATACCAATATCCGCTGTAAGCATACCTTTCTTTACAGCCTCAAGTTTATAACCGTCAAAGATATGAGTAATCATCAGTGTGTTTATAGTGTCTGGTGAGTTCTCATGTTTATAAGGTAGATAGTTGATGTGATAGTTTACATCATGATCGCGTGAAGGTACTGGGCTTACTCGCGATTCTTCTCCTCGCTTAATTAAATACTCATTGAGTTTATTAGAATACTTTGAGAGTATGCCATTATTGAAACCTTGTTCATAGTTGACTATATTAATCTTCATTATTCTTTTGCGTAAAAAATCTCTTTACCTTCTGTGGTCTGTATTGACTCTAGTGTGTTCTTGACTAAAGCGAGAGCTTCTGGTCGTGAACGGTGTTTAGATATAAAGCCGTTTGCAAAGGTAATTGTATAATTTCTATCTGACTCATCTTTAATCTCTCCACTAGGTATTGCACAAATATTGATACCGTCGAGCATGATGTTTGCTAACTGAGGATAGTTAGGATTTTGTACCACAGTAACTCGTGGGTCTAAGTTTCTTAATTCCTCTTCAAATTCAGAGAATACTCTCATTGTAATGCTTTTTTAGTTTCTACCGCATTAGTAAATAGCACCAAACTCGCTGCCACAATGTCAGAAACAGACTTAGAAGGTAGAGTCACCGCATTTCCATAACTTTGACCATTATGCTGGAAAGTATATGCGAGTTTCCCCTTCTCGAATAAGACGTCTATCTCTAAACCGTCTGGTAGCGTCACTGTTGAAATTCTTTTCATTACATATAGTATACCATAAAACAAAAAAGACCCGCAATGGGTCAATTCTGTTGAAAACTTTACTAAGTATATTAGTTGTTTCCTCCTCCACCTGCAACGTAAGAAATACCTCCTGTAGCACCTGTCTTAACGTTAATAATCCAGTTTGAGTTAAGTGTCTTAACTGCAAACGGCATTTTCCAACCAACTGTTGAAAACATGTTAAGAGGGTTACTTGTGTCGTTAGGACCTGGATTCTTTACAATAACAACTGGTGTTGTGATTGAACCAAGGTTGATAACTCCGTAAGCATTCTTTCCGAAGATAAAGTTTGAGTAAACTGCAACAACACCTGCTGAAGTAGCTGTAACTGGAGAACCTGAAAGTCCTGCTGATACGTCCTTGTGCTGGTTGTTACTTTCTACGAACTCTACACCATGGAGCTTTCCGATTACACCACGCTCAATAGCGTCTGATGTTGTATATCGGTGAGCGTCGAGCCATTCTGAGTCTCCGAAGAGGTCATAAGCTGTATCTGGGCCGATAATACCTCGGTAGTATCCGTTTTCGAACTTCTGAGCCTTGTTATTCTTCAATGTACGAACTGCCTTTCGGATTTCAACACCACTGAATACGTCTGTAGTCATGATGTCTGAAGCAAGAGTTGCACCTGTTGCAATCTGTGTTGTAGCTCCTGAAGCCAATTCCTGTCGAATAAGTCGGTCAATAGATTCACCTGCATTCTGTCCATGTACTTCTACATGTTCCTGAAGTCCTACGTCGATCTGTGTCATTGAGAACAATGAACCAACGTTTGTAACGTTACCGTATTCTGCAATTGTTGCTGATACGTTTGTTGCTGTCATTGCTACTTCTGTTGGGTTTGTAGCTTCTGAAAGCGCACTTGTTACGAGAGCTAGAGGTGAGAATCGTGTGAATCGTACCACTGAACCTGAGTTCAAAGGAACTGAGCGAACCTGAGCACCGAAATCGTGTCGGAGTTCAATCTTTGCTCGATCCAAGAACACTTTGTCGTAATACACCTGTGCTGGTGTGATTAAACTTGTTGATGTTGCCATTATTTATAATTTAAACGTTAACAGTACCTTAGTTTGAATTAGCGAAGCCGATGAGTTTAGCGAGTTCTTCTGGTTTCATATTTCTCATCTGTTCTGGAGTATACTTTCGTTCTACTTCTGACTGTGATGATTTATCTGATACCTTTCCTGCTGCCTCTTCTGCTGCACGTTGCTCTCTCGCTGTTCGAAGTCCTAGTACAAGCGGTGATTTATCATTCGCGAGTGCCTTAAGTCCTCCGTTGTGCATAATGAGGTCAATTTCTTCCTCAGTATACCCTTGTCGATAGAGCTTAAATTCGTCTGCCTTTAGAATATCTGAAGGCTTTGTCGATACTGTTTCACTAATAGTAGCCTGAGACTTAGTTTCCTTCTTGACCCAATTACCTTCTGAGTCTTGAATAAAACCTTCTGCCTTTTTAGCTCGTGCGTACAGTTTCTTATTCTGTTCTTCAAGAGCTGCCAATCGTTCCTCGGCTGTGGACGACGCGTTTACTGTTTCGTCAGTGATGTTTAAAGTGTCACCATTCACATTTGTTTCATCATTCATATAAGCTATGTTTGATTCGATTTAAAGGGTTATCTCCCATGAAAGGTTTTTAACGAGGTTTCCTCCCTAAGCCCTCATACTTCTAGTGCTGACCCATTGCCCCATGCTTCTCACGTTCTGGCTTCCAACCTGTTTTCCTCAAAGTCCCGTACACATACTTAGCTGCTCGTTTACCCTTGAGTCCTTTCTTTTTAGCCTCTCTCTTAAGTTTTGATTCAAGTGCTTTTGGCATGTTACATGTATTGATTATTACCTGCTGCTGGCACGTCCTGCTTTACTCGTGGATTCTTAAACTTAGCTGACAAGTTTTCATTACTTGCTGTCTGATTAAGGTTAGTTCCTGTGTTTCGCATATCCGCTGTCTTTGTAGCAATAATGTTAGCTACTGAGTTGTCATATGCTGGTGCTGTAACACCATTTCCTACTGGCTTCTTAGTATCTAAACTTGGTTGTGTTATATTTGGATTCAATATACTCATGATATTTATAATTAACGACCCATACTCATTTCTTTTGTTGATAATTGCCCATACACACTGTTTTCTGCTGGCTTCTTTCCTTTACCTACTAACTTAGATTGTTCAACGAACTTCCATAAACTGTCATAAGCGAGCTTTCTACCTATAATCTCTGCCTTTACTGTTTCTGCTGGCTGAGATGTATCGACTGTCGTCATATCAAGTAAAGGTTCTATGAACTCCTTTATGAGTTCTTCAACTTGATACCACTCTGGGTCATTATAGAATCTTGCTTGTACAGTTTTATTCATAGTTATTCCATTTCTGCATGGTCACCGACCTTATGTTCTTCTTCTCCGTATGATGACGATTTCATGTCCTTCATCATTACTGGATTACGTCCTTCCTTACAACCTTGAGGATAGATAGTAGCTTCTTCTCGTCCTTGTCCGAGACTAATATCTCCTACTACGAAATTTTTATTTGATTTATCCATATTTATGCTGTTACTTCTGCTGGTAATTGCTCTGGCTCTGCTGGAGCTGCCAATCCCATTGCTTCGGGATTACTTTCGACCACTTGCTGCGCCTGCTGGTCTGCTATCTCTATCTCTCCCTGAGAAACCCCGAGAGCTTCTGCATATTTAAAGTAGAGTAACTTATATCGAGGGTCATTCATTGCCTGAGGATTGTATGCTGCAAGAAGTGCCTGAGTATTAGTTGCAAGTGCTTGAGGATTTATCTGTTCGTTACCGATATTAAAGTCAAACTCAAACTCTGCGTCATTGTAGAACTTCTCCTTAATCTTAATAAATCTGTTATCACCGAACTTCTTGTATTCCTTAATTGCTCGCTGTTTCTCTGCCTCTACTGACTCTAGTGTTGCAAGTCTTCCTGCTAGGGCTTCACTCTTAATAAAGTCATTAGCGTGTATTTGAGCAGCGGCCTCGTCGAGCTTAGCGAGTTCTTGAGATGAGCCTGTAAATCGCATTATATGCTCTGGTGTGAGGTCTTTAATGAGGTTAGGCAATACAAGGTCATTAAAGAAGTCTCTCAACATATTTGTATAGTTCTCACGCTTAAATCCAAATGTTGATGTCGCTTGCTGTTGTGCATTGATAACGGCTGTTGCTGTTGTAGAAGCCGCACTTACTTCACCTGATACAGCGTCATATGCAAATGATAGTCTCTGTGCATGCTGTGTATAACTTGCTTCTTCTGAATCGAAAGCTGATAGGTTTCTCTCTTCATTAACGATAGGCTCTATACCATTAGGTGACAATAGAATATCTCCACTTTCGAGGTCTGTAAGTATATTTCGAACAATCTGCTTATCTTTTGTCTGGAATAGGTGAATCGTCGATACTTCCATTGAGATACGCTTCTGATTCTTGATTTCATTGATACGAACCTGTGTATCGAATAGAGCTTCAACAATACCAAGTCCTAACCAACGGCCGACAATCTTAGTATAATGAAAGTCCTTAAACGGCCAATCCTTATACCAACGTGACTTAAACAGTACAACTCCATATTCTCCAATAGGTTTACCTTCTCCGTTCTTCTCAAGAGAATCTGCTCCAGCTACGATAAAGAGAGCCTTTACCATTTCGTCTGACTTTCCACCGTCTATCCAGTACTTAGGCACTTCACCATATCGCTTATATACCTTGATGTAAGGAGTTGATTGTAATTGATTAACTGTACCGTCTTCGTCTTCGTATGATGACTGTCCTGTTCCTTCTCCGAATCGTTCTATTGCTACATCAACATTATCCCAACCAGTAGCACGAAGCTCTGTAGGTGTCATGTAATGAATGGTTGTAACAAATCGTGAGTCCTGAATATTCTCAACTGTAGGGTCTAGTATGAGCTTACGAAGGTCTACAGTCTTTGCACCGTCTTTAGTCTTCTCAAGGACAACTGAACCGTACCGAGGTGCTTCTTCTGCAATCTTATTAAGGACATTAGCTAGTTTAGATGTCTTTAACCACTGTTTAAGTTCCTTTTCAAGGAGGTATGTAGCGAAGTATGTCTTTGCATTCTGTGATAAAAGACGAATGTCCTTTGTATCTACATCAAGCATTTTAGTTGCTACCTCACACGCTGGTACAACAACATTGAAAAAGAGTTTCTCTCGATTAAGATATGTAGAAGAACCTTCGAACTTAGAGTTTAAGTAAAGGTGAATACGTTTAATTGTCTGATATTGATTGTATGAGTACCCTGGAACGATTGATATATACTGGTCAAAGAAGTCTGATTTCTCTTGGCGTATTTGACTGAAAATGTTAGGTGAATCCATAGTAACAGTCTATCAAAGACATGTCCTATATAGTGTCTCATTGACCACAGAATATTATTCTATCGCTATACTAAGCCAATGTACGACAATCTTTTTGACTACCACTCTTAATATGTCGTGTAAGTTCAAGTATTACTTTCTGTTCAAGGTCTCCGAATATATTGCTATTTACAACTTGTGCTCCCATATCACGAGCTGGCTTAGTCAAAACATATATCTCACCTAAGAATAACCAGCGTTTCATTTGTCGTGAGCGTATGTTCTTTCCTGATTTAAAAGTTACATATTCTGCCAAATCTTTATGTGTATAGCTTAATAACTTGTGTCGTTTCCATATCTCATGCCACATAGCTTCTGATACTCCATACTCTTGAGCAAACCTTCTTGCTGGGTGAGTGTAGAACAATTGAGATTTATTGATACGAATGAGCATTAGTTAAAAGATTTAGATTTACCTCTATTTTCATACACTTTATGCTGCATGTAAATATCTGGTGTTGTTATCTTACTTACGGCCCAATAACGTAGCATGTCGGCAGCATGAGATGTCCAGTCATGTAACGGGTGTGCTTTATAGTCTCCCATTTTATCATTCCATTCCTTTTGATACTGACTAATGGCATTTATGAATGTTGCACACTTCTCTTTGTCTATCCACAACCCTCTTAATCTTAAGCGTACAGCGTTAATACCGTCTTCAATAGGTAGGTTAGGTACTACTTCAAAGTCTATACCGAGCATAGCAGCAATCTCTTTGCGTGATTTACCTGTGGAAAACTCCCTTACAGCAATGTCGTGAGGTGCAAAGTGTTGTGCATATGTATATCCCTTATTATGCAACTCATTTATATAAAAATTTAGCCCTTCTCCACTTGCTTCAAAGTAATCTATCATTCGGCATTCCATACCAGCAAACTGAAAGAAACCAATAGCTGTACTATCTCCTACTCCCAAGTCCCACCATGTATATACTGGTAGCATAGGCTCATATGGTACATTACCTATTCTTCCTTCATCACGAGCGGCTTGTAGTTGTTTAGTGTAATAAGCACCTTTGAGTGTAATACCAGTCCAACTTCCATTAAGCCATGCGTCTCTTAAATCATCATCTTGTATAGACTCAAGGTATTTTATATATCCTGGGTCTGCGTCCATGAGTTTAGGATTGTCCTGTACTCTTGAGGGAACGAATACTCTTGTTCTTCCTGTTCTTTGATCTTTAGTCCGTATAACGTCTGTTGGTACATCTGGTATATCCCAACGTTTCTTTACCCATGAGTATCCTGGGCCGTCTGGGTTAGTTGTAGCAAATACTTGTGGCTTTATTCCTGGAACTGTTGAACGACATGAGCCTAGTATCTTTTCATAGTTAGATTCACTTGATATGTGTGTAATCTCTTCGAGTAGAATGTTTTGGTATTCATGTCCTTGGTACTTAGAATAGGCATTATCGTCTTTAAGGTGTCCTGTTCGTATCTTTGC